ATACACTTGTCGTGCCGGAAAAACCGACATGGCTTGAATAAAAGAAAGGAGAAAACGGCTATGGACATCACTGCAATTGCCGGAGTAATAACGGCTCTCGGCGTCATTCTCGGTGCGGTATTTGCCGTACACAAGTGGTTTTTGAAACAGGAAAAGCAAGACCGTGATATCAAAGCCATCAAGGAAGAACAGACCGTGCTTGTCCACGGTATTCTTGCCTGCTTGATGGGTTTGAAGGAGCAAGGCTGCAACGGTCCCGTTACAGATGCCATTAACCAACTCGAAAAGCACATTAACAAACAAGCTCACAAATAAGAAACGGAGGAAAAGATTATGACTGATTTTACTGTTATTCCCGCATTGGTGGCTATTGTGTACACCATTATCGACATCACCAAAACCGCTATGGGCGGTGATGAGAAGTTCAAGCGTTTCATTCCGCTGATTGCCTGTGTTCTGGGCGGCATCTGCGGTGTGGTGGCTTTCTACTTCGTCCCAGGCACGATGGGTACGGAAAATCTGCTCGTTGCCATTATCGTAGGTGCAGCAAGCGGTCTGTCTGCGACAGGCACCAACCAGGTGGCAAAGCAGCTCACCAAGACTACGAAGGAGGACAAGTGATATGAATCTGCAGAAACTTATTATGACCGAGAATGCCTGTTACAAGGCGGGTCGCAAAATTACTGTTAAAGGCATTATGGTTCACTCCACGGGTGCAAATAACCCGTGGCTGAAACGCTATGTCGGCCCCGATGATGGTAAGCTCGGCAAGAACCAATATAACAACCATTGGAATCAGCCGATGGACAGAGAGGTCTGTGTCCACGCCTTCATTGGCAAGCTGAAAGACGGCTCTATTGCCACATACCAATGTTTGCCTTGGAATCATCGAGGCTGGCACGCAGGTGGCTCTGCGAACAACACCCATATTGGCTTTGAAATTTGTGAGGACGGCTTGACCGATGCCTCGTATTTTAATGCCGTTTACAAGGAGGCGGTTGAGTTCGTTGCGTACCTCTGCAAAGAATACAACCTTGACCCTATGAAGGACGGCGTGGTCATTGGCCACTACGAGGGCTATAAGAGAGGCGTGGCATCAAACCACGGAGACCCTAAAAACTGGTTTCCAAAGCATGGAAAATCGATGGATACCTTCCGTGCTGACGTAAAGGCTCTGCTCACCGCATCCAAGCCCGCTGAAAAGCCTGCCGAAAAGCCTGCGGATACTACCATCGACAAGGGTGACCTCGTAAAAATTACGGGCACCAAGTACTACAACGGCAAGACCATCCCCGGTTGGGTTAAAAACAAGAACTGGTATGTCCACTCTTTGAAGGGTGACCGTGTTGTTATCAACGAAAGCGAGGACGGCAAAAATGCCATTATGTCCCCGGTGAACATCAAAGACCTGGCTCTTGTCGGTTCTGCTCCCAAGGAAACCTACCGCATCCATACTGTTGTGAAGGGCGACACCCTTTGGGATATTTCCGCAAAATATCTCGGCAAGGGCAACCGCTACCCGGAAATTAAGGAACTCAACAACCTTACTTCCAATGTCATCTACAGCGGTATGAAACTGAAAATCCCTAACTAAACTTATGCCCATCGAGCCGTTTTGGTTCGGTGGGCATTATTTTTTTTGCAACTTTTTTGTATTTCCATTGAAAAAACGAGAGTCTCATCCGCAGGGGCATAGTGAGGAAACCCCTCAGAACGGAGGACTTCACTATGACAAAAGGTGAAAAAGAAGGCATTATCTCAATGCGTAAGAGCAATCTGTCCTATGCGGAAATCTCGGAAAAAACAGGTTTTTCAGTAAGTGCAATCAAGACATTCTGCTACAGGCAAGGTCTTACAGCTACAACTCACAAGCCGGGTGTAAATTGTAAGAATTGCGGAGGGCTAATTACGGAAAAATCAAAACAGCGCCCGCGTCTTTTCTGCTCTGACCAATGTAAGCAAGTTTGGTGGAATAAGCACCGCAAAGAGAGAAACAGCTCAAGTATAGTTCCGCACGTCTGTGCCACCTGCGGTAAAATCTTTAATGATTATAGCGGTGCTAACCGAAAATACTGCTCCCAGGCTTGTTTTCGAGAAAGGAATAAGCGCGATGGAGAATAATGATTTCAAGTCCCTTTTGGGTTATAAGTCGGCTATGGCACAGGCGCGGGTTATGCTCTCAAAAGGACTAATAAACGCAACTGAATATGGTGTAATAGAGACAAAGATGTGCGAGATTTTTGGTATCAATTCTATCAGTTTATATCGAGAAAATGACTGGATAAATACCCCTTTTAGAGGTAATATGTTACCTGGAAAGGAGGTTTTATGATGCCAAAAGTAACGAGAATTATCCACCCGCCAAAGCTCGAAAGCAAGAAGAAAGTCGCAGCCTATTGCCGTGTTTCATCCGGCAAGGATGCAATGCTCCACTCCTTATCCGCCCAGGTCAGTTATTATAATGACCTCATACAGAAAACAGACGGCTGGGAGTTTGTCGGTGTTTATGCCGATGAAGCTATGACCGGCACAAAGGAAGGTCGAGCCGACTTTCAAAGAATGATTGCTGATTGCCGTAACGGGAAAATTGATATACTGCTGACCAAGTCCATCTCACGCTTTGCCCGCAACACCGTGACACTTCTCGAAACTGTCCGTTTGCTCAAAGCCTACGGGGTGGACATTTATTTTGAAGAGCAGAACATCCACACGATGAGCGCCGACGGCGAGCTGATGCTTACCATCCTTGCATCATACGCACAGGAAGAGAGCCGTTCCGCAAGCGAAAACCAAAAGTGGCGCATCAAAAAGAACTTTGAAGAGGGTCTGCCTTGGAGTGCCCAAATCATCGGTTACCATCTTAAAAACGGCAGATACGAGATTGTGCCGGAAAAGGCGGCAATCGTAAAGCGGATATTCGCAGAGTACCTTGCAGGCTCGGGTGTTACCCAAATCGGCAAAGGACTCGACGCTGACGGAATTCGCCCACTCCGAGGGGAGCGTTGGCATCCAAATACAATACAGAAAATTCTCCGCAATTATAATTACACGGGAAACCTTATCCTTCAAAAGACCTTTACTGAAAACCACATCAGCAAAAAGGTTATAAGGAATGACGGGCAACTCCCCAAATACCACGCAACGGATACCCACGAAGCCATCATCGATATGGACACCTTCCTTGCGGTGCAGATTGAAATTGAACGGAGAACCCAAGCCTACGCACCCAAGAACACAACGATTAAAAGATACCCGTATTCAGGAAAAATCGAGTGTGCAAAGTGCGGTAAGCACTACCGCCGAAAAATAACAAGCACACAGGTGGTTTGGGTGTGTGCGACTTTTAACCAACGTGGAAAAGCCTTCTGTGCCTCAAAGCAGGTCCCGGAAACGGAGATTGATGCGATTGTGGCTACCATTCCCGGCGGAATGCAAAGCATCGATAAAATCGTGGTTGATGAGGGTAATAAAATCCACCTTCATTTAGTGGATGGTTCGGTGCAAACATTGACCTGGGCAGACCGTTCAAGACGGGAGTCCTGGACAGCAGAAAAACGAGAAAAAGCAAGACAAAAAGCCTTTGAAAGGAGCAGAAAATATGGCGAGAGCAATAACGGTTATTCCTGCCACCAGGGATAAGTTTACTGCGTTACCGACAGCCTCTATTGCAAAGAGGAAAGTCGCGGCCTATGCCCGTGTTTCCACGGATAGTGACGAGCAGTTCACGAGCTATGAAGCCCAAATTGATTATTACACCAATTACATCAAAAAACGAGACGATTGGGAGTTTGTAAAGGTTTATACCGATGAGGGTATTTCCGGCACGAACACTAAACGCCGTGAGGGCTTTAATGAAATGATAGCCGATGCCTTGGCGGGCAAGATTGATTTGATTGTAACCAAGAGTGTGAGTCGCTTCGCACGTAACACCGTTGACAGCTTGGTTACAGTACGAACCCTCAAAGAACACCATGTTGAGGTTTTCTTCGAGAAGGAAAATATTTATACCTTTGACAGCAAGGGTGAACTCCTCATAACCATTATGTCGAGCCTTGCCCAGGAGGAAAGCCGTAGCATTTCCGAGAATGTTACCTGGGGTCAGCGTAAGCGGTTCGCAGATGGCAAGGTTACTATGCCGTTTAGTCATTTCCTTGGGTATGATCGGGGTGAGGACGGACAGCCCGCCATCAATGAAAAAGAAGCCGAGGTCGTTAGGCTGATTTACAAATTGTTCCTTGAGGGCAAAACCCCAGCGGGCATTTGTAAGCACCTTGATAGCCTGGGCATTCCTACACCAAGCGGTAAAACCAAGTGGAGTCAAACCACGGTTATGAGCATCCTCCAAAACGAAAAATACAAGGGTGATGCCTTGCTGCAGAAGAAATATACCGTAGATTTCCTCACCAAAAAGCAAAAGGTCAACGAGGGTGAAATTCCTCAATATTATGTCGAGGGTAGCCATCCGGCAATCGTAACACCGATGGACTTCGATATGGTTCAGAACGAGATTTCCCGTAGAAAAAACCTGGGACGTGGTTATAGCGGGATGAGCATTTTCGCAAGCAAGCTCATCTGCGGAGATTGTGGTAGCTTTTACGGCAAAAAGACCTGGCACTCAAACGACCCATACCGCAGAGAGGTATGGCGCTGCAACCACAAATTCAGCGGTGAGGCAAAGTGCGAAACCCCGGCATTTGACACCGAAACCATACAGCAGATGTTCCTTAAAGCCTACAACACCCTGATGGCTGACCGAGATATACTCCTTAAAGCCTGCGAGGCTATGCGGTCTTTGGTATGCGATTGCGCGGAGCTGAATGTCGAAATCGACAAGTTGAACGAGGAAATCCAGGTGGTTGCCGAACTGGTGAGCCAGTGCATCAAGGAAAATGCCTCAAAGGAGCAATCCCAAGAAGAATACACTAAAAAATACAATAGCCTGGTTAGCCGATACGAAAAGACCGTAAAAAAGCTCAAGTCCGTAACCGCAGAAAGGGACAGCCGGATGCAGCGTGACCGTG